GAGAAGAAGGATAAGAGGAGCTTTTAAACAATTTTGTAAGCTGTCGTGATAACGATGCTCTATAATTTTATGGTCCTGTAGGAGTAAAAGTGCAAATACAATTTCTATCATTAGTGCGCTCCATTTTTTCTAATTAATGATTCTACATCTTCTGTAAGTTTTTCAGTTCTTGATTTTAAAAATTCTATGTTAACTGCATTGTTTCTCATACTCTTCATTTCTTTTTCTACGTCCTCTAAAACACCTGCTAAATGTTCCACGAGCATAAAAAGCTCGGCCTCCCCAGAAGACTGACCAAGTTCTCCACGCGGGTATTTGATTCTAAACTCTGAGTTTTGTTCTAGATCTTTTTGAAATAATTCTAATTGCGTGCTGTGTTTATTAAGAGTTTCAATAACACCGAAGTATGCCCAGGTCCCGATTGCGACGAGCGCGATTAGACTAGCAACCGTCTTCATAGGCATCTGGACGGCCGCAGATTCTGATATGTTTAAAGGTTTCTTACTCATTCTATTTCATTCCAGGCAGCTTCTTCATCTACCTTTGGTTTTGGTAGCGGAAGTATATAACCTTTTGGAGGCATTTTCAATGTTGTGTTATCCATAGTTTTAGCGTCTGGATTGGACTCTAGGTAATTTTTTTTCATACCTTTCCATGTATTTTTTTCTTTAGGTCTTTCTTCCTCAACTGTTACAGGAATTACACCCTCACATTTTGATACTAATAAATTAAAATTTTTGTTACGTTTTAATGTAGGATTTCTATTAACTTTATTACACATTTTCATAAGTTCTAATTGTTGTCTAAGCTTTTCGTTTTCTAATGCTAAATCATTTCTTTCATTGCATTGCAAATTACCGAGGTATTTTCTAAACGTAAGTCTAACTTCTTCTGTATCACTACCATTCCAAGAATTATCGTAGTTGTTATAATCATAATCTCTACGAGATACCGATACATCTACTTCACCAGTTCTACATTCATTAGGATATGAGTTTAAGTATTCGTTTCTAGGATATGCAGGACCAGCACAAAATGCTAATAGAGTTAGCATTATAATTAATATTCCTGTAAAATAATAATTCATCCTGGCAATCTCCATAGTTCATCCTAATAATTTATTTCTCTGTTTAAATCTTTGATATCCCACTCCAGGTCGTTGACACGATTAGCTAATAGTTCATACAAGTTTTCAGCCATTTCCCATGTGCCTTCTGCTCGTTCTAATTTTTGTAGGATTGTATTTGTTTTTTCTGTAAGCACAGCCATATCTCTTTGTATATTTACAAGATCGACTGTTTTAATTTTTTCTATTTCTGCTCTGTTGCCATTGATTGTGTCTGTTAGATTAACAATATACTTGACGCCTGTGAACGTTCCAACTAGCACTGAAGCTACTACCGGTACCATAACTATATTTTTCTTTAACAAGTCTGCTAAATTCATTTACGTTCCTCATTTTTTTTCTTCAATTTCATAAAAGAAACTGTCGGTGTCTTCTGTTTTCCATTTACCTGAGTTCTCTACATTCCAATCACTTGTTTGAACTTTCCAATCAGGAATATTATTCTTAACTGTAAAGGAAGGTATGTCCCAAATTAATCTATTGTTTGGCTGAGCCGCATAATTGCCGTCGTCTAACGCAAGTATGTGTGCACACTTATGTTCGTGTGGTACTTCTGAATGATCAGTGTCTATTATATTACTCTCTGGATGTGCAAAGTCAACTGTGAATAAATAGGATCCGTGATGCCACGTTTTATCTTTACCTATATATTTTCCGTGTTGCCCTTCTAAAATATCGTAAGTAGTAACAGCAGGGTAATAAGAAAAACTATTCCACAATTCCAATTCATCAAGTCTCTTGGATGGAACAGCTTCCGGTTTATAACCACGTTGAATAAAAGCCGATATGGGGAGACGATAAAAGATAGCACCGTTTTCCATGATGGCATGCCACAAGATAGCTTTTCCTGTAATGGCTGTAATGCCGAAGATAATACAGTCTTCAACTTCTCCGTGATGTTTTTTAAGGTCATATAAATACTCCTTTTTTATTTGTGCGTATTGTACAGGAATATTTGCATTTAAGTAAGCCATAAAATAACCTCATTTTATTTGGCCCCAATTAGGACCATATTCGTAGTCTACTTTGTTTGGTACTTCTAAGTCAACAGCAGATTCCATAATTTGTTTTATTTTTTCTGCATGTTCAAAACTTTCAACAGATATATCAAGTTCATCATGCACTTGTATATGCGGTATAATACGTTCTTTGTGTAATTCTATCATAGCTTTTTTGGTCATGTCAGCTGCTGATCCTTGTATTAATTTATTTAGAGCCTTGTATGTGTAAGCTCTTTTAATCCCTGGTCCGTGTTCCAAGAGCGCTTGATCGTGAGGCAATGCTTTATGTATACCAAACTGATTAGGTTCCCATAAGTGAAAGCGACAAAGTCTCCCTAGCAAAGTACGAATTCTACCAGAATCTTGAGCCCTACCCATGACGTTGTCCATCAATTGTTTTACGAATGGCACTCGGTTATGATATTGTTTAAATAAACTATCAGCTTTATCTTTACTAACACCTAACTCTGCTTGTAATTTATTTTTACCCATACCATAGAACAGACCAAGATTTATTGTCTTGGCCTGTGATCTAGGTATCTCTGCCATATCAGCAACGATTGTGTGAAAATCCGCATCGCCCTCACGATACGCATCCAATACATCGTCCACTCCATAGAGATTCTGTAAAGCTGCATAATGCACTACCAACCTAGGCTCTTGTTGAGAATAGTCAAATACACCCCATGTATGGCCTTCCTCGGGTATAAATAACGACCTAATCCGTGGTCCAAGGTCTTTGTTTCTAGCTGGTATTTGCTGTAAATTTGGGTTTGAATATGAAAATCTACCGGTCACAGTTCCGCCATTGTCGGATCTGAGTTGGTTAATTTCTGCATGAATTCTGCCTTTATGTGAGTACTTAATTATGGTATCAATAAACGTGGTATGGGCTTTGTTGATTTCACGAGCCTGGGCAATTAGTTTCACAGTCGGGTGGGGGTGATTCTGTAGGAAATTTTTAGTAAATGATGGAGAATTTGTTTTTTCGGTTCGGTCAAATGGTAGGCTCAGTTTTTCAAAAACTTGTGCAATGGATCGAGCTGCCCATATTTGGGTATCTACTCCAGTTTCTTTTTTTACTGATTGTAAGCATTCTTTTTCTTGTGCAACTAATTGTTGCTTTAATTGGTGAGCGCTTTCTTCGTCTACACGAACTCCTAAGAACCGCATATCGACTAAGCAGGGAAAAAGTTCTGTCTCTAATTCAAAAATAGATTGTATATCTTGGTGTAAAATTTCTTTCTTTAATTCGTGCCATAACTCTAATGTAAGTTCAGCATCTTTTTCTGCATATGCACCAACATAAATGGCAGGTAGTTTATACATTTCTGCCTTGGCGTCAACACCCCAATCTTTTGCAGCTGCATATAAATCGCTTTCATTTTTTGTTTTACCGGTGTATCGTTTAGAACAGTTGTTTAAGTCATAGCGCATTTGATTTTCATCAACAAGGGCCGATGCAATCATCGTGTCAACAATTTTACCGTTAATACTTAAACCTAACGCGCGTATCCAACAAACGTCATACATGGCGTTGTGAAATATTTTTATGGCTGGTGTATTTAATACACCTTGAAACCATTTTAAAACTTTTGCTCTACTCATATTACCACCACCTTCATGTGCGATAGGATAATAACCCGACCATCCTAGTACAGCCACAGCTATTCCTGTAACATCTCCTTTACCTACTACAGATCCTGACCCCATTTTCATTAGGTCTGGGTCTTTAGTTTCTAAGTCAATTGCAATCTCATCATACTTAGATAAGTCTGGAAAATTTTCTGGTGGTAACCACTCTGTCTGTGGTTTAAATAGAGGTATCTGCATCGTAATCCCTTTCAATAATCATTTCTAAAAAGTGTATTGCTTTCAATATATCTTGCTTCTTTCCTTTCAGTCGGTGACGACAGATGTATTTTATAGCACACCCCTCTGGAAAAAGCAATTCATTCTCGACTACGAACTTGCTTGGCTGTATTTTAAATTTTTGATAGTGAGATCCTCCGTGTTGTTTGTCCCAAACGCTTTTCTTTTTCATAATATATATCCCTTCTCATATTTTTTTGGTTCTATTATGTGTAAATTTTCTTTCGTTCTAGTTGCGCCTACATAAAATAATCTATTTTCGTCATCAGGATTTTTTTCATAACTTCTCATAGTATTTTCTGTGAGGTCTGTTAACAAAACAACATTAGTTGCCTCTCCACCTTTAGCTGCATGTATAGTTGATAATTCTATTCTAGGTTTTTCATTTAATTTTTCTCCACTCTTTCTCATCTTTCTTAAATAATTTACTTTAGTTTGTCCGGCATCATCAAACGCTTCGTACCAAACTGTTTTAATTTGTAAACCATAATCTTTTACAAGTTGATCTATTCCGTAAAAAGATTCTTTAACCATACCTTTTATTTTTTTCTTGTGCCAATTTTTTGGTCCCATGTATTTAGATATGTTTTCTATTTCTTTGTAAGAAACTAATTGACCTTGTCTTAAATGCTCCCATGACGTAGCTGCTTCGTGTAAATCTTTTTCATTACTTCTTTTATATCTGTTTTCATAATATAAACCCTGTCTATATAATGATTCTTCTATGTCGTTTAGCATATGTCTAGTTCTACTCAACACTAGCCAATCACCTGTTGACATATCAATACTATCTATATCAAAATGTCTGTGCAAATTTCCTTGATTAACTCTAGGTTCCCATGATTTATCTATTCTATTTCTAATTTTATTTATAATACCCATAGCTAGTCCATGTACTTTTGCAGGTATCCTGTAAGATTGTGTTAAAGGTAGGTATTGTCCCTTTAAAGCTATAAAAGAGTCTACGTCTGCACCAGCCCATCTAAATATTGCTTGGTCATCATCACCTGCAATAAAAGAATCTTTTGTTTTATTCCAAA